TTTGTACTCGTAGCGTTATCATCAATACCTGTTGAGGTGAAGTTACTGATAGTACCACCATCAATAGCGTTACCGCTTAAAGCGTTATCAGCATAATCAGCTAATGGCGCACCAGTAGATAAAGTTAAAATATTAATCCACGCTGAATCAGCACCATTTCTTTGTTTTAATATATCATTAGCTGTATCTGCCCACCACATATAAGCGTAGGTAGTAGTTGGTTCTGTTGCTTTTGAATTGTTAGAAACAATCGCAGCCAATGCGTTATTTAAGTCAGAGCGTGTATTAGCACCATTCTGATTAGCAATTACATAATCATGTTCTGCCATTATTTATCTCCGTTTAAATTTAAATTAAATTGTATCATAGTTAATACCCTCTTGCTAGATAGTTGAAATTGTGTGCTTCATAATTTGAACCGTGTTTAACACCAACATCAAATCCAGTTGTTGTTTCACTTAAAATATCAACACTATCATTAGAATCTAAATCAGTAAAGGTAACTCCAAGTGCTGGTATTGCTTTAAACGGTTTAGCGTAAGTTACAGATAATAAACCAGTTGATAATGTAGTCAAAGCATTAGCGCCTTGTACTGTGTCTGGCATATCAACAGCAACCGATAATTCAGTTATATTAATCTGATGGTCAGCATTTGTTGATGATGCTTCAACCTTAAATTTATACGCTCTAGCACTATAATCAGCAACCGTAAACTTCGCCCAACTACTCCACGTTGGCGTTCCAGATGGGTCATCATTAGTAGTAGCAATATATAGATTAAGTGTTACGTCAGATGGTGCGTTTTCGAAGTCTGTCCACGTATCCATCAATGCTGTTCTATCGTCTATAAAGTCGCCAATAACAAACGCTGTGAACGCAATAGAAGCTGTTGCTCGTGATGTATATACAGCACCAAGGTCAATATATGTATCAAACTCATAAGAACCAGCAGAATCAAGACCACCGATAGCGTCTAATAATTCCCAATCGTCCATTAATTCAGTAACACTATCAAGCAATGTATCAGCTTCAAACTTTAATACATTATCAACTGCCACCATATTGGTTTTAGTACCAGTAAATGATGGGTTTTGGGTTGATGTAGCTACCGCGTTCATATTTATAATGTTCGGGATAGTTGTAGATACAAATAATGAAGTATTAACTGATTCATTACCAGTTGAATCAACAAACTTAGCCATATATGTGCCAGTTAATAACGGCAATACAGCATTGGTATTTAAACCAGATACAGCAGCACCAATATCAGTAGATGATTCCCAAGTAGCACCAGTTGTTAGATTTGAATGTCTGAAGCGTACTTTACCACCTACTCTAACATCAAGGTCAGTAGCTAAATCCCACGATAAATGAGCAGCATTATTAAGTGCTATAAAAGATAAATTAGCAACATCAACTGGAGGTGTCGTTAATCCAGCAACTGTTACATTGTTTTTATATGCCCATACTGAACGAACACCCATTGTATTAACTGAACGAACTCTAAAGTCGTGAATAATTGGGTTAGCATCATCAAGTCTAGCTTCTGTTTTTTTAGTTGTTGTTAAGAAGTTCCAAGTGCTTGAGCCATTTTCTTTCCATTCAACATCATATTCTTTAACGAATATATCAAGTGCTGCGTTCCAGCTAATAGCAACACGTACTTTAACACCACCAGAGCCAATTGTATCGTAAAGGCTTTCACTTGTAGCAATAGCCGTTGGCGGTTTAGCGGTAGATGTATCTGGTAAATTAGTGTTTGGTGCTGAATCTGATACAGATATAGTTCCAAAGTCATAAGAAGTAGCATCATATTCAAGTGCTAATATACGAACTTCATTATCATTTTGTAATGTAATATCAACTACTCTGAATATCTTACCAAGTCCACCGTTTAAAGTATCCCAAGCTGGTGTTTCGTGCTTAATATAAACCAAGTCAAATACTTCACAACGCATACCCTCAATAGTCGCTGTAAATTCGCAGAGCATTGATTGTCTTGACTGATTAAGGTTGATTGTAGTAATCATCTTGGCACGGTCAATATCGGTCGTATATGGCAATTCTATGGTCTTTTCTAGTAGTAAGCCGTTATCTTGTGTTCTTAATGCTGTTGAATCAACTACCGCAATATCTGGTTGCCAGTTTCTATCTGGATTAAAGAAGTTTGTTCTAATTCTGTTAAATTGATTAGCCTTATCACCTAGTTTGATTGACCAACCACCGATAATATTATCTTCACTAAATGTAAATGAAGCAGTACCAACCTTATCAATAACCAGTTTATATTTACCACCAGTAAAGATAACCGCACCACGACAAGAAGTAGCAAGGTTCTTTAGAATATCCATTGAACCAAGTGATGTATCAACTACACCATTGCACGTATAACGCTTCTTACTTGTACCGCCAATAGTTACCATTTCATCACAATGGTTAGCAGCAGAAGTGAACGAAGTATCATCAATTAATGAAGTATCAATGCCACGACCATAACGAGCATTAGTTAAATAATCACGAATACATAATGCTGGATTATCACTCCAAGCAGTTGTTGTTGTGCGTGGGTCATAAACCTTTGTGCCTTTAATATCGGCAGTAATAGTTGGCAAACCTTGAGCAAAAGCATCTTGGTCATACTTTAATTTAACATAAAGATATGCTGTGCCTTTTAATTGGTGGCTTGTAGTCCAATTAGTAACAGCACTAACAAGGTTAGAATCTGCTGCTTGAGTATCTGAACCAAGGTGTGTATAAGTGTTTAATACGCTGCTAAATTTAGTGTCAGTAGATAAAACATCATTCAAGTAAATGTTTTCAAATGAATTAACTTCACCCTCTGCTACTGCTAGAACTATGTGTAGATATTCGTTACTAGCACCAGTAATTTCCATTAATACACGAGTACCGCCAACTTTACGCTGACCATAGATTAACGGAATAGGTGCATTATTAGATGATTTATTAAGTAGTACACTTGAACCAATTGAACCAACATCACCACCAACACCAGCAGATGGAGTTCCAGCAATAGCGCCACCAACTAATGAACCAGCAAGACCACCAACAATATTACCAATGGTTGTACCGAATAACTTAGAGCCAAACGCACCGCCTAAACCAGTTAAATATTTACCAGCAAGACCACCAACATACAGACCAATTAATGGTGCTGCTACTTTGGCAATCTTTTTTATTGACCTAAATATTCCGCTAAAGAAACCCATTATTTTTTACCCCAAACAATATCAGTAATAATTTCACTAGCAAACTCAAAACCCTTATCACCAGCGAAATGTATTTGCTGTTCTTCGTGGTTTGTATGTCTGCCAGTCTTACGGTTGAAATCTACCCAAGAATTAGTCGCACTAATAGATATGGTTGAGTTGCCACTATCTGGATTTTCACTAATAACGGGTGAATCCATACGACCCTCAAAGATTAATACTGGGTCAATAACTAATGCTTGTGCTGAATCCATAAAAGCAAGGTTAATCTTGATTGTACGATCAATATACTGCTGATTTAAGAACGTACTCACCCAAGCCTTATCAATGCCAGACAAATTAATATTAACAGAAGATACGCTAATCTCTGCTGTTTCTTCAATATCTGAAAAACCTAAGAAATGACCAACACCAGCATAATCATTGCCATCATAAGTGATAGTTTTATAAGCATCAGTCATATAAGATATTTCATTATCTAAATGAATTGAAACTAAATGTACTGGTTGATTTTGTCCTTTTACAATCTCTGCTTGAAAGGCTGCCGTTGAACCTCTATCCACTAGACAACCTCAACTAGCTTGACTGAAAATCCAACTAATTGCTCAATGCCAACAGACATCTCTTGTGAATCATCAGCAAATGCCATAGTAAATGGCACATCATTGTAAATAACAGTTTCATTGTCAGCAACAGCACTTAATAATGGTGGCTCAATTGCTAACGTAGTAGAACCATCAGCAGTCAAAGTGTAAACCTTATCTTGACCAGTAAACTTAATAAAATCACCAGCCTTTAAAGTTCCAGTTAAGCCATCACAAACAATTGATGAATCACCAGCAGCATAACCAGAAACATTATTAACTAACAATGTACCAGTCGCTGTGCCGCTTGTATCTCCATAAATAGGTGGGATATATTCAAAAGTTTGGTATTGTCCTTGTTGAGCATTAGCAAACGCCCAAAGTGGAGCAAATGTCGCTCTTGTCATTGCTGGATAACCAGCTTCAACTAACCATCTTTGACCACCACGACTACGTGCTTGTCTTTTTAATGAATGGGTAACGCTTGTTAGTGTTGGACTAACGCCAGTAATCTTTATTGAACTGGGAGTTGGTGTTGTGGGATAACTCATAATG